CCGTCCGTGACACATACGCTCGGCGGAATCACGCAAGGCGTTCTCACTGTGCAGATAGCCATGCTGAAAGAGAGCGTCGCCAAGACCAACGAAGCCGGTCTTGAGCTTGTAGTCGTACACCTTGCATTTGATCGACTTGGCTCGGTCGTGGATCTGATGATAGACACGAGTCGCCAGAGCCGAGATGATTGCTTTGGGGTGACTCATTAGTGTCACAAGCCGAGCCTCATGGTTGCCAAGCAGATAGTGCTGGGGGCGCAGAGCGGAGATAAACGCGAGCCCGTCGTTGAGGTCAGCCTCTGGATCTACGGTAGCATCGTGACTGTCGTTAGTGATAGCGCCACTGCGCAGGCACGTCATGTCGATGGCGTCACCAAGATGCAACACCGTGTCCGGCTTCCACCGATCACGAAAGCGAAGAACCTCCTTGAGTACAGCCTGATCGGCCATGAAGCCGTGGCTGCAACTGACAGCAAGAAAGCGTTTCCACTTCCGTGTGATGTTCGCCATGAGAGCTATTTGCGCTTGGCCGCGGCAGCTTTCTTCGCAGCCTCACGCTGTACGCTGTACGCGATTGCGACGGCCTGCTTCTGTGGTTTACCTGCGCCGATCTCGCGCTTGAGGTTTTCGGTGAAAGCCTTATCGGATGCGGATTTCTTTAGTGGCATAATTATTTAACAGGTGCTGCGTTAAGCCTTTTGAGTTGCTTGTTTGCAGCTTTGATCGCTTCAGTTTCAGTAGCAAAAACACTGATTGTACCATCTGGTGCAAGCAGCCGATAATTTCCTCCGGGCTTTTGCAGGATCTTGAACTTGGTTGCAGGATCGGATTTTATCGAGGCATTTGGTAGAATCTCAGCAACTACGCGACTTGGCTCAAATGCGGACTGTGGTTGTGCCATGTCATATGGCGACATAAGAGCCGCCTTAAGCCAACGCTCTGCCTTGCTTGGCTCGTATGGCAGCTTCATTAGCGCAGCGTATTTCTTGAATGCACTCGATCTTGCTACTGCTGAAATGCTGGAGTTTGGAACTGTTGACTTTGACGCAGCATCAGAAGCCAGCTTCTGGAACTCTGGACTCATAAACAGCTTCCCAGTTGCTGCAATCCGATCTTTGCTTCCTCCAATAGCAGAGAACAGCTTAGACCCAGCCCATGCTCCTGGTGCTCCACCAATAGACGCGCCTATTGCTGCACCAGTTGCTGGATTCAAGATGCGGTCAGTAAGCGTCTGCGCCCTGAGTTCTTGAATCAACGCTTGATTGGCCTTGCCAGTAGAGCTTACAAGAGCGCGGGCCTCCGTGACTCGCTTTGAGATCTCATGCAGCCCCCTGAGTGCTTTGACGGCTTCTGGTCCAATCACGCCTTCAATCTGAGCCATCAACGGCTTTTCCTTTTGAATGCCGTCATACAGCGCCCTAAACCTTGCAAAGCTAAACTGCCCCCCAAACTCTGCTCGCGCCTCTGTTGCTAGATCCGATATAGCCGTAAGCAACGTATTCTTTTGCAAGTCTTGCGGAACAACCTTAAGCAGTTTTGTTAAAGCCTCTGAGCTTCCCTTGCCGGTCTTTGTGATCGACTGACGAATCAGGCCAGCAATGCTTCCTTCTGTGTCTTTGCCAAAGGCATCAACAATTGTACGTTCTAGGCTTTTCTGCTTTGCGTACATCGCGTTTGCAGCAAGCAAATCATCTTTTGCAACAGTTCCCGCAAGTTGTTCAACTGCGTTTAATTGATCCAAGGTAAGCGCGTTGTACAGGTCGCTTAAAATCTTGGAATCTAGGCTGCCATAAGCATTCTGTTTTCCGCTTAAAGCCGCTCGAATGTCGCGCTTCTCGCGCACAAACCTGCCATACGTCATGGTCTCGTTGTTAACCATGTTGTACAGGCTTCTTTCTTGAGCAGTCATCGCTTCTGTCCCGCCCACCTCTTTCAGCGTGTCGTCAAGAAGCCTTTTAAGATTAGGAAGACCGGGAGCTTCCTTGCCAGAAATAACCGTCGTCTTAGGAATCAGTTCATTTATTCTCTCGTAAGACTGTTCAGTGACGCTATCCATTTCGTCCCTGGTCTTCTTAAGGGCCGCCTTAACGTCATCCGATACTTCTGAAAGGCTTTTGTTTGCGCCGATTCTGTCCATCAAGTCGTCAGCCTGCTGCACAAACTGAGCCTGTTGCGTTCTCCATCCAGCTTCAGCTTCCGATCCGGTAATTCCGCGAGAAGTGCCAACGATGGCTTTCATCTGCGGGTTGTCACTGAGCACATCAATCGGCACTTCAATGCCGAGATCTTGCGCTATAGCAAGCGCCTCTGGATTAACCCTAGCAAGCTGCGCAAGTTCCGTTTGGGCTTTAGTTGCACCCAGGCCACTGCCTGTTGCTCTGTCAATGATTGAACGTAAGTCTTTAGCTGCCACTTCTGGCGCTACTTCCGGCACTGATGCGGCAATGTCTTCGGGAATAAACGACTTGCCTTGAAATATCCGTTTTGCACCCGGAATGGCTGTGCCAAGAATCTTAAATGCCGCTTGAGTTGCGCCACCAAATGCTGCGGCAGTTGGAATCTCGGAAGCATCAAACTCGCCACCAGTTGCAGCTTGAGTTGCCTCGATGCCTGCTTGAGTTAATCCCGCAGCACCTGCTGCACCAAGAACGCTGGTTGCGCGAGCGGCTGGGAGCGACAACAAGGTTCCAGCTATAGCCCTAGGAATATCGCTGCCTCGAAAGCCAGGCTTTAAAGCGTATTCTTTCTCGTCAATTGCAGACTTAAAAATGTAATTTCCTTTGGAGTCTTGCTTTACTTGAATGTCTGGAAAGTTTGACTTGATGATCTTGGCGGTTTCATCTGGATCAGTAAATACAGTGCCAAACGCCGTCTTTAGGGCTGGTATACCCTGTGACAATGAAAACTCCGGCATGTTGCCGCGCCAGTCTGGAAGTGCTTCAATCTCCGGCGTACTGCGTGCCTTGCCTGTAATTGACTCGGAGATACGCGAAAGCAGTCCAGCATCTTCAGCAGGTTGCTGGGCTCCTTGGGCTTGATGTTCAGATACAGCCCACTGGTAAGCCGTGTTTTCGTCAGGAGCATCAACTTCGTATGTTGCTCCAGCTACATCAACTTCAAATGTTGGCATTATCTAATCCTCCGTACAGCGCCGGTTGGTGGCTGCATTGCGTTTTGACCTTGAGTTGCAGTTTTAACTGGCGGCCTTACAACCTCAGACTCCATATTAGACTCAAACAATTGAAGCGGCTTTAACCCAGATGTTCGTTTAAACCACTCTGGAGATGAAGCGGCCTCTAATTCGGAAATTCTTTCATTCCTAGTTTCAGCAATGCTATTGTAGTTCCCTTTAATTTTTTGAATGTAATCATCAGGCCGCGCTACAAATCCAGTCTTCTTTGGATCTGCAATATAGACCATCATATTGCTGATGCTTGAAGGCCCGCCAGGCAATGATTGCGCCCACAGTTGATAGTCTGCAAGCTCTGGAGCGTTAAGAAAGAACTCGCCAATCTGCATGGCATCAGTGCCGCCGGTTCCTGAAGACTGCACTAGCTTAGGAATCATTGACTGAAGACGTTCCCTTTTTTTGTTTGGGTCTGTTTCTTTTTCAGCAGCATTAACTTCTTTATAAACAATTTTAGCCATATCTCTTGTTTTCATAAGAGGGCTAATTTCGGAAATAATGTTTTTTGCTACTTCAGTTTTTTCAAACTCTGGAATTTCAGGAACGTCTGTATCAAGCGTTTCCTTTAATGCTTTATTAATTGCATCTGAATACTTTAAATTTGACAGCATTTGCTGTGAAATATATTGCATGCCAGCAGATCGACGCTTTTGATTTTCGTTGCGCTGCTGCTGATAAGCATCATACGGATACACTTCAGGCGTTGGCTCCATGCCAAGCACAGTGACAGTTCCGCGAGATGCCGGCTGTGGCGTGCCGCCAGCGTTTACGGCATTCAATATTTGATCAATTTGCTCTGGAGTGTACGGCATAAATATTACAGTCCTGCATCCATTACATCTTGAGCAGATGCCCGGATGCCTTTTGATTTGTAGTCAGGCCCATATTTGCTGGACATAAAGTCCTGCAATTTTTGCGCTGGTCCAGTCACATCAAACTGCATTGCTGGTGCAGCAGGCTGCTGTGGAGGTGGAGTTGCAACTCCAGTCACTTGCCTGAGTCCTTGACCAAGTCCGGCGAGATCCGGCGTTGGTTCTTTGCCAGCTTGTGCTGCCAACATTCGGCCACCCACCTCTGCGCCGATTTGATCCATCTTATACTTTTGCCCAATGGCAGCGCCCAAGTATCCTTTGGCAGACTGATAGAACTGCTGCTTGTCCATCAAACTTGCACTTGGATCGTTTTCTAGAGCTTGTTGTTTATTTACAAACTCGGCGGGAAGATAGTCTTTAAACGAATTAAACGCAGCAGAATCTGCCTTCACCTGCGACTGCATCTTCTTGTAGTCACCATACGCTTGGCCCATCGCTGTAAGTCCCTGCGCGATGCCCTGGCCCATTGCCATCATGCCCTTCCCCTCGATCTCCCCGGCTCTAGCGTAAGCGTCTGCGATTCCCTGCCCCATCATGCTCATCGCTTGAGGAGCTGGCGTATTATAAAGTTCACGAGGTCTTGCCATAAGAATTACCGTTTAATCTTTGAGTCCATCCACAACTTGATAAACCACTTTACGCGAGGCTTATCTTTAATAAAGCCTGCAAACCATTCACCGTACTTGATGTACGTTGCTCTAAGCCATTCTGGTGCTTCGTTGACCATCCACTCGCGGAATGTCAGCCAGTCTGGGTTAGTGCGACCATACACTTCACGGGCCACCCAACACTTAAGAATGCCTGCTCCACCAAGTGTTCCAGCAGCGCCCAATCCAACACCAATAATCGATCCCCACATTGCGCTCTTCCCAGCACTCTTTGCTGCTGCCGCCTGCGCTGTGCCAGCCGCCAACTGCATCTGCGCGTTGTATGCACCGTAGATCGAGCCCATGCCAGTCTGCGACTCGGGGTTGAAATACTGCGGGCCAGCCTGCTGTTGACCCATCATCGCGTTCTGTGCGGCCTGTCCACCAAATGAGCCGGCATACATAGGTTGCTGGTAGAACGACGTAAGTGCAGGCGCAGACTGTTGCTGGAAGTAGCCACCAAGGCCAGTGCCAAGCGCGACAAGCTGCTGTTCCCGAGCCTGACGAGCGTTGTAGCGGTTGAGCACCTCCGCTAGGTTAGACTGCCCGCCAAGTGACGTTCCGCGAGCTGCGTAGCCTGCGCGAGCCTGTTGATCAAGTGTCCGTTGTTCTTGCGGCGATAGCATTGCGCCATTAGCCTGCAAACCGCCAAGCTTCTGCTGAGTGTACTGCTGGAGAGCTTGGTTGATTCCACCAACACCTTGGGCCTCTTGAAATGCTTGAACGTAACCGGGCGCACGTTCCTGCAAGCCACGCAACTGCGCAGCCTGCTGGCTCTTCATGTAGTCTTCTTCTAGCGCAGAGTAAGACGGCTGAAGATTGCGATACATTGCAATCTGGCTTTCAGCAGCCTGCTTGGCGATCTTATCCTGTAGAGCCTGATATTTAGGCTGATAGATCTCCTCGCTGGCATACACCTGCGGAGCCAAATCAATCTGTGCTTGCAGAATGGATCGCATCGACTCCTGGTAGTTAGGAGCCGCTGGTGCTGATACAACTTGAGTTTTACCTCCGCCCATATAAAAGTCTTTCTAGTTTCCTTGGGGTGACTGGAACGGCATGGTCATGTCTCCATGCCCACACTTGCGTGATTGGTGATTTGCGTTCAAAGAACTGGTTAAACATCTCAGCGACTGCTTCAGGCTCGCTAGCCCATGCCATATGAATTGTCCAAATGCCGTTTGGCCTGCGCCACTTCCAGTTAAAGTCGCTAACGCCCGGATGTGTAGTCGAGATGCCGGTGATGACGCCGTTGCAGCGAGCCACATAAATACTGTCATGGACGCCGTAAAAACTAAGGTAGCCATCAACGTCATCTCTGGATACCTGTCCAAGAAGCTGTAGATGGTTGCGGCATTGTTCATAGAGTGTATCGACGAGTTGTTCCCATTCGTTGACGGTCATTAGGTCTTAACGATGAACATGAGCGCCACATTGCGTGGACGGGTTTCGGTTGTGCCGGTAGAGCTTGTTGTGCTTGAAAGTGGATTTTCTGCCCTTCCGCCAGTTTGATAAAAACTTCCAAAGCTTGATGGAATTATTTGAGTTATATTATATTGGTGCGTGTGCGGCTGGATGTCCTGCGCTTGAGCGGACAAGATTTGCCGAGGATAATCCACTGTAGTGCGGTTGTTGCTCCATCCACGGACGAACTCACCTCGTAAATCAGGAAGGTTGGTGCCAAACAACGCGGTCAGGTTAGGGTAACCAGCCGTGGACTGGCCGTTCATTTCAAGCCAGCCTGCCGGAGGTGTAGATGTTCCCCACATGACAATTTGTCCAGGCAAGATAGACGCCCCTACTGTAGCATCCACATACCCCTTGCTGGCTGCGGTAGCAGACGTAGAGGGGTTACTTGTGTTAAGTAAGAGAGGGCCGGTCATCGTGCCGCCAGAAGTCTGCAAGAAGCCGTCTACAACTGTTGTGAACATTTGCTTCAAACTTTGAAGCGTATACTTAAAGAGCGCCCCTGCGCGTTCTGCCAAGATGTAGTCCGCCTCTTCAGGGATGCCGGTAGTTTGCGCCGAGATAGCTCCGGGCAGCAGCACGGCGTTATCGACATGATCATTCAGGTTCTCGGCAGTGACCTGCGAGTTTGCCCCAGGGAAATCAGCGTAAGTTGTGCCTTTTTGGATCTGTTGAGCTGGCATATAAAATTATTCCTGACTGATCATTGGTCTGTTGGTTGCTATAGCATACACAGCAGCACTTTTCAAGGATGGTCTTCCAACAACGAAACTTATAGTGCAATCCATCGACGTTCCCCTGGCCGCTATCCGTGGACGCAGCGTGCCGTCCGTGTTCCCGCTAAAGCTGTACTCTAGCACCGTCTCTGTGGCGTCAGGGTCGTAGGTGGTCGTCTCAATCCGCACATTGTCGTTCTGGACGTTATTGAAGCTGAACTCACCTCGGCTGTACCGCTTCTCGGATGAACTGCCCATCGTGTATTCCCGAGTCCGTACAGAGGCAGGAATGTGGGTGAAGTTCGGTACACCGGGGTCTATAGTAGACTCAACCCGTTGTGTGGACTGAGGGAAGAGATTGAACGGCAGAACTGGCGTAGCGTTGGATGTGTTGTACTGGTCACCCTCGATTTGCTCTTCTGTCAGGTAAACGCCGCCATACTCGTTTTCCCCAGCGAAGTTTGTGATCATCATCAGCCGGCGTTGATTGATATACGCGGACAAGATCAAGTTGTCTGCGAACAACCCAGCAGGATAATAGTCAATCGACTCCCAAGCTTGGTTCAGCGTGTTGTAGACTAATATCCTGACGTTCCTAGTGGCACTGCCAGTTGGCATGGCAATGTAGAAGCGGTTGTTATAGTATGTCGCTACTGAGTTTTGAACGGCGTTGTAGTTAACGCTGTCAAAGAAATCCGCGATTGGCTCGCTCAGTGGCAGCGTGTTGCCTAGCAGCTTCAGGTCAAGCTGGGGTGTCAGCATGTGTACGCCGTTAGCTGAGAGGAAGAACACAAACTGGCCGGCAGCGACGATTGATCGTCTAGCCAAGCAACCAATCTCGGTCGTCACTACTGTCGTGCTACTCTGCGCCCCAGGAGGCGAGTTGATGTCAAAGTTGTCAGTCTCGACGTAAACGACGTAGATACTATTGGTCATGAAGACCAAGAACTGGTCTTGCACCCACGGTAGCACCCCTACAATCGAGTCGTTGCCGCCAGTGTTGATAACGAAGTTGTTGAGCGTCGTATCGCACTGCTCGCTCAAGATGTCACTTACTAACATCTGGTAGTCACCGTACTTAAGGATAAGCCGGTTCTGGAAGTACAGACCAAAGTCAGCGCAAGGTACAGACTGCGTAATGCCTGTGACCACACCGCCGTCCACCGTGAATTTCTGCTGGGCAAACGTGACTGCTACTAGACCATCTTCCCATATTAGCGGCGGCAATCCACGGCGAGCGTTCCAGCCTGCTTGTGTAGTTCGAGCGGCATAGGTGACGCCAGTATTGTTCGTGTACTGGAACGTAAACGTGTTCGCGCCAGTCACCGTGATGACGTAGCTGCCAGTAACAGCCTGTCCTGCCGTGTCCGAGCCGTCTGTACGCCCAATGGTGACCTCGTCGCCGCTAGAGTAGCCGTGTGGCAGGGTCGTCGTGATAGTGATCGTGCCAGTAGCGCCATCGAGGATGTCACCATTGGATTCAGTGGCAGCAAACGTCGTCTTGTCGTACTTACCGCGAAAGATGTAGATCTTGTTCAGTGCCGTAATTACATCGCAGATGCCACCTTCCTCGATGGTTCTGCCAGCAGGGAACAGGTACGGCCCGATCAAGTCTTCAGCGTTTGGACCCTGAGCAGGTTTGTACAGGTACATCCTGTCGGTGAAAACCAGCACAATGTTGTCGCGCCCCTCGCCATCCACATACAAGCCGGAGCCAACCATCGTTAGCTCGATTAAGTCATTTTCAGTGAGCCTTTTTGTGCCTTTTCGAGGCTGAGCGATTCCGCGCTGCAAACGAGTGTTAAAGCTCGCCTGAAGCATCCCAGGCTTCAAGTTGGCAGCATCGAGTCGACTGGCAAAGCCAATAAACGTATCGTCACCTTCAACTTGTTGTTCTTGCGCCATTAGGAAATGAGCTTGCTGAGCTTGTCCACGACACGCTGGAGATCGTCGCGGATCTCGACCATGCGCTCCATGTGACCGTCATCTTCACCTTCTTCTTCGCCTTCCTCCTCGTACTCCTCCTCTTCACCGTATCCGCACTCGGAACAGGTGCCGTCGGACTCCATAGGAGAGTCGCACTCGGGACAGGAACGGCTTTTGCCGCCCATAGGGCCACCAAGGATGGCCAGCATTGCATTCATTGACTTTGGCATAAGATTAAGCGATTAAGGATTTCTTGGCTTCTCTGCGAGCGCACAGCTCACTAAGAGAGTAAGGAGTATTGTACTCAAAATGAGGCGCATCATAAAGCGATTTAAAGTTGCCACCCCAGCGCAGGTTGTGCTTGGCGCAGAGTGTTGAGGCATGCTTATGCATAAGGTCAGCGATCTTCTTGTCAGCCGGCGTGCTATCGTCCATGTACACCTTGCCCTTGAACACGCCACAGTCGATGGCGAGTCCAAAGTTGTGCATGCTTGAGCCGGGCTTGGCGTTAGTCACCTTTGGTCCCGGTGCCGTGCGCCCCTTGGCGTACAGTGCAGCCTGCTGATCCCAACTGCGGGTGCCACAGATGATCTTGTAGTCTAGGCCCTCCTTGGCCACCAGTTCCTTGGCATCGATAATGAAAGCCACAAAGGCATCCTTAACCTCTGGAAGCAGCGTCTCTAGATGTTTAGCGGATCGTTCGTCAATCATTTGCGGAGCAGTTTGTGAATCTTAACCAAGGTGTAGAGTATCGCGACAACGCCGCCAGCGATGCGGACCGTCTGTTCAATCTCAGATAGAGACAGAGCCATAGCAGCAAAATTGACTCCAAAGACGGAGCCAATCTCCTTAAGATCTTCGAACATTTCGCTTGGGCTTTCCATTGGTCTTAGGGGCTGATGGTTTAGCTGCGGGTTTAACTGGCTCGGAAAGTGAACTAAACCAGGATAGCCAGACGTAGTTGCAGGCTACACCGATGTTCAGTATGAATTCTGTGAGTGGTGGCTCTTGGTGTGCAAAGATGTTAGCTACGGACCCGCAAATCGTCACTGTCGTCGCAAGCTTGCACAGATGCACAGCATACTTGTGCTTGTAAATAGGACTATCCTCGTGGCCAAATATCTTAAGCCACAAGTGAATCGCCGATATAGCTAGGACGCTATTTGCGCAGGCGTTTAGTAGGACTATTGGGCTTAATGTCATGACTGGATAAAAGCTTCTCTGAAAGGTTCTCTACGGCTCTAAGTCCGCAAAAGCCCAACAAGAACCCAGCTGCATAGCCGTACTGAGGTTCACCGTCGAGATGTGCAACCTTAAGCAGAAGTGGCGTGACGTAATTGGCTGAGGCTGCTCCACCCACAAGCGACGCGATTGTACGGCCAAGGTTCTGGCCGGCCTGCTTGGAGGACATTAAGATCGCTCCGAACAAGCCAGCAATAGCAAGACCAATATCAATACCAGCATCCTTAAGGTTGATCATCTGTGTTGAGCTTGTTTGGCAACAGAAGTGGCATCAATCAACTCCAGTTCAAGTCTCTGGTATCGAGAGTCTGAATGCCATTTCTGCGCCACCTCGGCAGTGTACGTCTGTCCGGCTTGAAGCTCAAGTATTTCCTTGTTGGGTGGATACAAGTATCTTGCTGGAACGCGTGAACTGGTGACGCAACCTGTCAGCGAGAGCATCACGGCCACTGGCCCGAGCTTCAATGATCTGAGTTTCGACATCATCGCAGTACTTGGCTATGTCACGCTCCAGCTCCCAAGAGGCTCGCTTAGCCTTGATCTCCAACCACAGGCGTAGAATTTGCAGCAGGTTTGGTATCATTTGATTCCTTTCGCACCACGTTAATCATGCCGATCATCGCAAGTCCTGTGGTCAGAATCGCCTCTTGCATCTCTGGGTGGAGCTTTAATCCAACGGCAGTGAGCAGCGCAAACAGCCCGCGCCACGTTGATGGTTCTTTCAGTCGTTCTAGTAGGTACTTCATAAGTTACTTCTTCTTTGCGGTTTTAACAGCTTGCTTGAACGCCTTTAGCACTTCCAGCGCCGCATACTTGCCTTGGCTCGTTCTGCTGGCCCTTTAGCTTTGGCGACGACACCTGCCATACGAGCGCAGAATGACTTCTTGCGGCCAGCGTCAGCCTTTGTCTTAGGGTTAGGCGCAGGAGCCTTCAGATTGCTGCCAGTCGCTTTATTGTACTTGGCGCGTCCCTTGGCCGTTAGCCCTGCCCCACGCGAGGCAGGCAGCTTCTCGCCGCGTCCTACTGCTAGTGATACGGATTTCTTTGGCATACGATTAGCGTGCTAGAGCGTACTTGCTGGGCACTTCTGCGAAGGCTGCGAAGATGTAGGTGCCGCCTGAAGTGTTAATTGTAATAGACGTTGCAGAACGCGGTTTAAACCCATTTGATAGCAAATCAATGTCATAACCACTAACAAAAAATCCCTCTACGTTTGGCTGATTTGCAGCAAGTGTAGTTGACGTGACGTTTGCAGCTCCCCTAGTTGTGTCGTACAGTTGCCAATCGGCACTTACATCCGTCCTCTTCACCATCACAAACCTTGGCCTGAACCCACAGAACACAAACGGCCCGTCAGCCAGTCCATTCCCCGTGTAGCTACCAAAGCGGGAGAAGCCTGCGATCTCGGCGAAACAGTAGGCGACGTAGCTGATTCCAGAAGCATTGACATCCGTGGATGTGCCAACAGTAAACACGCTTGATGTTGGGGCGGTACTTGCCCACACCGTCGTAGCAGCGGCGGCTTGGTTTGGTAAATTAAGCTGAATGCTGTTTGCAACCGGAATTGACGTGTGGCGCACCTGCCAGTTGCTCGTAGCTCCAGTCTGCGACCGCTTCACAATGATCATTGCAGGAGCAACGCCAAGATTGTGTGCAACCGTCCTGCCCACGCCTGTGCCAGCGTAGCTCACCACATCCAGCCCAGCGGTGACGCTCTCCCTCCACTGCCAAGCAATGTACGAGTTGGCATTTGCGTTGACTATTGTCGTGTCCGTGCCGAGGCTAAAGCCATCGCCGTTAAATGCTGTCAGCGAGTTTGCGTTGGTCGTTTCAGCGGCAGTCGTGTCAGACGAAAGATACTTCGTAGTTCCTCGTGTAGAGTCGAACAGCGCATGGCTCGTAGCGCCCGGTGTCCGCGACTTGATCCACACCAAGTCCGGCTGGAACGACACACTGTTCACCGCATTCGAGATCGACTGCACGCCAGCCGTGCCAGTGTAGGTCTTCGCCGCCATGAAGTTCGCACCATTCACAATCGACGGTGTTGGCAGGTTGTTCGTGTTCAGTGCGCGGAAGCCGGCGGGAGGCGTGTACGCGAAGGGGCGTTGGCCGAAGTTGATGTTAAATGGACCAGAAGCACTTAATGCTGATGCAGAGCAAATCGCAGCAGTATAAGATCTTACTGCAATAGAAATTGCACCTTGAGATACATTGTTTTTATAAAATGTTACACTTCCAGCGTCATTATCTAACGCGACTCCAATAGTATCTCCAGCAACATAAGAAGCGCCATATGCTGAATTTACTGCATCAACAGTTTTATTTCCATTACTCCAATATAAAACGCCCTGAGTTGCTTGTCCTCCTACAAAAGATGCAGATTCAGAAATAATTCCTATTTGATCTATAGCAGAAGATCCTATTGCAATCATTTCAAAATACCACTTTCCAGACGAAACAAACATGTTTCCAACAGCGCCCCGAGCGGTTACTGTGCCAAGTGTAACCGAAAGATTACCATTTGTAATTCCAGTGTTTGTGCCTTGAGTAGACAACGGATTCAACGTGCAATAATTCCCCCTGCCATTCCCGCCGTCAGCGTAGTTCACCGGGACATCGATCATGCTGTCGTATGTCGCCCCAGCCGTCAGCGACACGTTGTTCACCGTCCAAGTGTTGCCATTCCCCGAGCTGTCTGTGCCCAGCGCCGCTACGGACGATGTGTTGGCAAACTTGAGGTAGAACCCGTTTGTGCCGTAAGTGCCGCTGTACGGACGCGGTGCCCACACGCCAGTGGACGAGTCAATCGCGCCAAACGAGGCGGGGGTCAGTGCTTGGCCGTCGATGAAGTTTACTTCTGCGAGGTAGCCGTCGAGGTAATTAGCTCCACCAAGTTGTCCAATATTTGCAGTTTGCGCTGAATTAAAAGCGCATGTTGTTATTGCGTTTGTTGTAGAAAATGTTATTTGATTTCCATTTACATATATAAGTATTTTATTGGCTTCAACTGCCTGCGTTGTGTCAATTGATATAACAATATGATACCAAGCTGATACGTCTCTAAATACTTGGCTGCTTATCCTAAAATTTGTTGCTCCTCCACTAAAAACAAGCGTATCTGCGGTTGAAAAATATACGGCTGTTGTTGCTGTATCTGAAGAGGTTGTTCCGCTGGAAAGCAATCTTTGCAATGATCCAAGAGTTCCTCTCTTTACCCATCCAGACCAAGTCCATTTTGCTTGATTTGTTGGCGTGGTAAACGTCCTATTCAAGAAGGCAGACGCACTCGACCGAAACCGAAGTGACCTCGTAATGAAACTTGACCCGCCCCTGAGACTGCCTAGTAAGGATAACATAGAAGAGAACATAAATTACGTTGTTGCATCGCCACCAACGACCCACTGATTTGCCGCCACTTTGATTAGCGAAATGAGCGCGTATTGACCAGCGGTTTTTGTGCCGCTACGGCTGATGATGGTCGTCGTCCCCGGTGTCACTGCACTCACCGTCACCTGACCCGCACCAAGCTGCATCACGAGGAGCTGCGTGCCGATAGGGAAGTTCACCGTAGCGTCCGTTGGGATGGTAAGCGAGATTGCAGCAACATTGCTAGCTGTGATTAGCTTTCCAGCGTCTGTGATTCCCGGCGTAAACGTCGTGCCAGTCTGTGCGTTGATGAGTACCGCTGCCGTAGCAATTGCATTTCGATTAAGCGCGGAAAACTGAGTCGATGACGTAATGTACAACTGTGTGTTGTCCCATTCGATGGCCCCAAGTTGTTGAGTAGACAACAGCGTTGCTGCGGCAGTACTAAAGCTGATCGGGTTTTGCGTCGTGTTGTTAACGGCGTATGTCTGACGACTGCCAAACGTGTTTGTGCCAAGCGTAGCCCCAGATGCACGTTGGTAAGCTGCAATGACGCTAATTACGTCAGTACCTACATCAATAAAATTGCCAATTGTTGTAGTGTTTGGCCCTTGAAGCGCGTATGTAACTCCAGTTCTGCTTGCTCCGTATTGGTTGCTGACCAGTATGCCAGTTTTAACAATGCCACTGAACCAATCTGGACGAACAAGCGTAGCCTGTACGCCAACTGCTCCAGGATTTACCACAATCCACGGCCCGTTATCGCGAGCCAAGTGTTGAGAGCCAGTTGGCTGACTAACAAGCACTAAAATATCTCCAGCAGCAGGGGACCCTCCATCTACAGACAAGGCTCCAGTGGCCGTTACGGTAAACGTGTTTGGCGTCACGCCAGTGTCCATCGTTCCAAGCACAACGCTCGTTTGCGACCATCCCCCAGCAAAATGCATGTTGCCAAGTGCCGTCATTGCGGCGATTGCTGTAGTAGCCCCAGTCCCACCAAGCTCGATGCCGAGCGGAGCAGCCGTCGTGAGCGCAGGCTGATAGGCAGACAACTGATCCGTTGTGGCAAATCCACTCAATGACGAGGAGGTGATCCCGCCAAGGTTACTCAGTGCCGATGGTGCGTCAGTTGCGCCTGTGCCGCCATTGGAGATGTCCAGCGTACCAGTCAGGTTGAAGGTGCCATTGTCAGTGATCGCGCTCGTTGGCGTGAAGGACAGGCCGGACACTTGGCTCGTCATTGCGATGCTCGTCACCGTCCCTAGCCCAGCCAAGGAAGCCGTCTCCAGTGCGCTAATGCGACCGTAAGCGTCAACGCTAATGACTGGCACCGCTGCGCTGGAACCTACGTTGGTCAGCACACCTGGGCCAGCAGTCTCAAGGGCAATGATGCCATCTGTCGTGATGGTGCCACCTGTGAGCCCCGTGCCGGCTGTAATAGCCGTGACAGTGCCAGATGTGCCTGCTGGGATAGCCTCCGTCGTGAGTGCCGTGATTTGACCGTAGATGTTGGTCGTGATAACAGGCACAACCGAGGAGGAGCCTGCCGTGATAGCAGCGATCCCGGTGGTTTGCAGCGCAAGAATGCGGCTAGTTGAAAGATCTCCGCCACCAGTCAAGCCGTCTCCGGCAAGAACGCTGACTTGAGACATCTGAATCTTGTTCAGTGCAAGGGGCGCGGCAGTCGAAACGTCCGAGTCAGTGATGAGCGACGCTGGGTTCTGTGGGACACCATTAATGACCTTCACTACACCAGTGCCACCCACGGACGGGATCGTCGTGTGAACGTGTGAAGGGGTGCTGTCACCAAAATCAATGGTAACTGTGTGTCCAGCACCGGACGCTTGAGCTTCAACGACGATGTACAGGCGATCTAAGGCCGTGATGTCCGTTTGCGGGATAACCAGCGAAATGGCTGTCTGCACGCTTGTGCCGTTGTTGCTAACGATAGCACTGCCAGACGTAGCGATAGCCGTAGACGTTGTGCCGTCCCATTTGTTTACAATTACACGCAGCGAGGTAGGTGCATTTACGTTCGCTGTGCCCCGGCACCAGACGTTGAAGTCAAACAATCCCGCTGGCAAAAACTCAAGATTTGGGTCTAGCGTGTCCGAGACAAACCC